ACTCAGGCTCAAGCTTCGTCGACACAATGACCGTGAGCCTGAGTGGCGCGAAGACGCGGTACTTGTGCTACGCCCACACTCACCAAGATAGCATCACATCATGGGCGACGGACGCCGGATGGACCGAGTTGCTCGATGAGCATGAGGGGCCAGCACAATTCGGCGGCTCACACCAGATCATGTATCGGCTGACGAGTGACACTGAAGTCGTCGTGAACCCCGCGCCTGTGAACGCCAGGATGCAGGCCATCGTCCAGGGATTCGACCCGGTAGCGAGCGGAGGTACGGGGAATCTCATCAACGGAGGTCTCATCAATAACGGCCTCATCAACGGAGGTCTCATCGGATGAACCTAGGTACACTACGAGCCGACGAACTCGCTGAGTTCTATTGGCATACATCCCTAGCGGACGGCACGAAAGCTGACTTCTCGGCGACACTCGAACAGGCGGATGTCGTAGTCCACAAAGACGGCTCAGCCATGACTCTGGATGCCGGCACGATCACGGTGACCAACGTCGTGACGGGAGTCCAGAAGGTCTCAATCGACCCAACCAACGACGCTGACTTCACGCAAGGGTCCGTCTATTGGGTGTTCGTCGCTCCGAACGACGAGACTCTCGATGGCAAGCTCGTGGCTGGTGTGCTCGGACGGTTCCGTATCGAGAGCATCGACGAGCAAGCCGCGAGGCTCTTCCGTCAGTTCCTCTACGCGAATGGCGCGACGATCTCGACGACCACGAACAACACGACGACCGCGCTTAACATGACGGACATCGCTGATGCGCAGACCACCGAGTTGGCCGGTGAAATACTCGCGCTCCACAAGGCGAGCAACGATGTCCTGAGTTTCGCGCGTGTCACCGCCTTGACGTGGCCCATGGCGACGGTCGAGACTCTGACGGGATCGCCGCTTGCTGCCGCCGTTACGTCAGGTGACCACGTATGGCGTGTCGGCCAGTACACCGCCAAGGGCGCATCACTCCAGGCGCTCGCGTCTCAGGACAGCGTGGACTCGATCGGGGACAACACGTCGACTTTGCTGACTGACACGGCTACGCTCAAGACGCAGCGCTCTATACCGGCGAAGAACAGCGCCCTGACAGTGCCGTTCAAGATGGTCGACGCGACTGATTTCGTCACGGCGGAAACGGGCCTGACCGTGACCGCCCAAATGTCGCAGGACGGGTCGGTGTTCGGTGCAGCCGCCGGTGTCGTCAGCGAGATCGGTAGCGGCTGGTACGAGATGGCCGCCACCGCCGCCGACATAAACGCGAACCGCGTGGTCCTGCGGTTCACCGCGCCCGGCGCGGCGCCGACCGAGATCCTGATCATCACCGACGGCGGAGTCTAGCCGAATGTTTATCCCCACGCTCGGGAGACGGCGTAGTCAGGACACGCGCCCGCTGTGGGACCAGCCGGTGCTGCCACTGCTACAGGGCGGCTCGGCTCAGGTGGTCGCGTCGCCTACCGATCCTGGGTGTCAAGGCCGCCCGACCGTCGTGCTCACCACATTCGGCTGGGTCGCTGCCGATTTCGACCATTACCCTGCGGCAGACTGCTACAGTCGTGATGAGGACGTGCCGGTATGGGCGGGCGAGCCCCGTGGATTGTTCCGCTTCAACGCGCACGCCGTACCGGCTCGGACGCACGGCGGGTTAGCGTCGCAAGCGGCGATCGAGGCACGTCTCGGTCGCTCGATACCAGATCCAGCGGACCCGACCGATGATGTCTGGTATTGGGACACGTATCCACGGCTGTTCCACGTCCGTAACGACTCCTCCGAGAGCGTGGAGATCAGGTTCCTGCGTACGAGCGGCTGCGCGTTGTTCGCGGTCGTCGCGTCGGCGGGCGCGGAGCTCGATATCGGGCCGTTCTTCGGCGACAGCTCGCATGTGCTGACGCAACTCGTCGGGTCTACGGCGGGGTCTGGCTCGGCACCGACCGTACCTAGCGGTGTCGATGTGCGCGTGACGGCGCCCGTGATCGCCGATCCGGGCGAGACGTTCGATTTCAGCTGCCAGCCCCCCGCGATCGTGCAGGTCGCGGGTTACGAATGGGATGAGACGTTCGAGGGCACGGGCTACGTCGAGACGTGGGATCTGGGCGAGACCGTGACGGGCGCGGCGGTGCTCGACGAGGACGCGGCGGTCCCAATGGGCGCCCCGACGTGGTGGGGCAGTCAGGCGCTGCGTGTACAGGTCTCGGCAGGCGAACAGGCGTTCGTGCGCCACGCCGCTCTCAGCGATCCGCTCGCCAGATCATGGATGACCCTCGGTCTCTACGTCACATCGGAGTCACTCGCCGACGGTGACGCCGTCTCCGTCGCGCATGGCGTGGCGGCCACAGGGGCGACGGTCGCTGAGGTATTCGTCGCACGGGATTTCTTTACGAGCGAGCTGACCGTAAACCTTAACATTCAGCCTAGCGGGCTTATCGGCTTCAACGCACCGATCAGCATCGAAACGTTTTATCTCATCGAGGTACGCTGGGATCAGGCGGCCGACGAATGGGCTTGGTTCGTCGACGGCGTGCTGATCGCTGAGGGCGCGATCAGCGGTACACCGGCCAGTGCCGACCACAGGATCAGTGACATCAGGGTCGGAGCGTCGAGACCCGCGGACAGCCAAGTCGACTATTCAGTCGGCCGCTTCGTCGTTACGACCGGACGGCTGATATTGACGTGATGACTGCTCTCACGCCGCCAGCCACAACAGCGCAAGGATCACGACGACCATGAATGGCCATAGGATCATGTCGGCGCAGCCGCGGTTACGCGTCAGCGCGTTGTCTTCTGCGGTTCGTACACGCTCTCCACGGGTCGTTATCGTGATCGGCCGACCACACTGCGGGCAGGCCGAGGCTTGGTCCGACACTTCGCGCTCGCAATCGTCGCATCTGATTAGCGGCATCGTATCTCCTTTGGATTAGAGTCCCAACAGCCAGTCGGTAGACCGCCCGAGCGCGTGGGCGAGAGCGACGAGCGCATCGACGCTCGGTCGACGTTCGCCGCGCTCCCACGCTGAGACGACTGCCTGCGTGCGGCCGATGCGCTCGCCGAGCTCGACTTGGGTCAGTCCGGCGGCGAGACGCGCCTCGCGGATGCGAGCACCGAGCACGGCGCTCACCGTAGCCCCCGCGTCGCGAGCCACGTGTGGGCGACGCAGCGGCTCCAGTCGCCGGACCACTCCGCGGTCTCTGGATAGAGCGCCATACCGATCTCTATCCGGTCCGCGCACCACGGTGTCGGTGGTTGCCGTGACGGGTCCGTCGCGTAGCGAGGATCGGAGCGCTCGTGGAGCAACCGCCACAGCGTCGCGCCGCAGCGCGAGTGATCGGCGATGCCGACGGTGAGCACCGGCACCGGCTCGGGACGCCCGCCCTCGGTATGCTGTGCCCACAGCGTGAAAGTGCAGCACCGTCCGGCGTCCGCCGCGGTCCACGTGTATCCGGGCACCTGGCGCAGTCCGACGTGCTCGCCGTCTATCGCGCGCGCAAGCAGAGGGGCCAACGTCTCGATGACGCCGGCCCCTACTTCGCTCCTCGGACTTATGCGCTCGTGGCCCGTCTTGAGCGTGACGTGCAGCAGATCTCTCATCCGGCGAGCGCGGCGTGGAACGCCTCGTAGACGGCCGCCGTGTCGCCCTCCTGGCCACGGATGGCGTCGAGCGCACGGATGATCGACTCGGCGGTGGCCCGAAAGCCCGGACCTTGGTCGTCGCAGACAACCTCGCCGCGCTCGGCGTGGAGCACGGTGACGCCCATGTCGGCGAGCTCGTCCACGTAGCGGTCAGCGAGCGGCTCCAGATCGATGCCGAAGTAGGTACGAGCCGCGCGGCCCATGCTCTCCGGGTCGAGGTCGTGCGTCCAGTCCCTGGACCGGGTGTCGTACGTGGCGACGAGCACCATGTCGTCGAGCTCGTCGTCGTTGAGCGGCCATACGCTCGGCGGTGACGTCGTGCGGTCCCAATCGTCACCGTAGGTCCGGCAGTCGGTGAGCGCGTCGCCGGTCTCCGGCATCTCGATCATGATCCCCTCGCCGATCGGCACCAGCCAGAGACCACCGGCGTTGTCTTCGCAGATCTCGATGCGAGAGACGGGTTCGGTTGCTTCGATCCGGTACCGGGCCGCGCCGTTGGCGGATGCGTCGTACTCGTGGATCTCGCGCCCGTCGGCGAGCGTGGCGATGTGGTGCGGATCGGATCCGTCAGGTACGTCGCCCATCTCCACGCCCATGCCGGCGAGTGTGCCGTAGACCATTACCGGCCAGTTAGGGTTCGAGGCCTTGGGGTCGCGACGGACCCGCGCATCGTACTCGTCGATCGCGTCGGACACGGCGCTGAGGATCTGGGCGTCGGTGGTGTCGGTGGTCATCGTCTGAGTCTCGATCCTGGATGTGTGGGTGGATACTCGGGGTGTCACAAGTACCTCGTCAAATGAACACCGCGTCGCCGTCACCGCTCGCGATCATGTTGGCCATCTTGCGGGCGGTCAGCCGGTCCCGCTCAACGCCGAGGTACCACTGAGCGTGCAGGCCGTCCTCGATCCGTGTCCGTAGGGTCCGCAGCGCCACACGCGCCGGGTGGTCCTCAGGGGCCGCTGCCGTCATCTGCTCCAACTCGGCGAGCTCGCCCTCGATCCGCTCTCTGATCTCGTGCACCTTGGTCATCGTCTGAGTCTCCGCGCGAGTCGGGCCGCGCATCCCTCGGGCTCCATCGTCCCGTACAATAAATATAACACATTCGGGTACTGCGTCAAGTGGTAATGTCGTAGGGTACGACTTGCCATCATCGGACGCGCGATACTATCCTATCGGTGGGCCAACCAGTGCAGTTATCGTCACTTCGATAAAAGGTGGGGACCGTGGACCTGAGTAGCAAGGAGAGCCGAATCTCGATCGGCCGACGCATGGCATGCCTTCGGGCCGAGCACGGTAAAACCCAGGTCGAGTGCGCTGAGGCACTCGGGGTAGCGCAGCCGACATACGCCGAGATGGAGTCGGGCGTCGGGCGGATCCGCCGACGCGACTTGGTTACGCTGGCCGTGCTGTACGGCACCGACATCGACACGGCGTTTCCGGCGTTCGCCGAGTCGGTGGAGGTGGGGTAAGGCTCTTGCGCCTATCGGGTCACCGATGCCATCATTCCATCGGACACTCGATAGACTCGCAACAGGACAACGATACATGATCGCCAACCCGAGGTCCTCATTGAGCCGCAACCCGCGCTGCATCCACGGCGTGCCCGGCTGCACCTGCATGGACGTGCTCGACGAGATCGCTGCCCGCGCGGTTCCGACGACGCTGTACCGCTGCCCCGACCGGCCCGACGTCGGCCCCGTCTCTTGGTCCGAGCTGACCGAATGCACCGACTGCGGCGGCCAAGGCGACCGGATGATGCGCCCGCACGAGTACCGGATGCTGATCTGCGACTCGTGCGCAGGGCTCGGACGCGTGCTCGGCTACGACCGCAACCTGCGGCCGCTGAAGGTCGAGGCGGTACGGACATGAGCGCCAGGACGACGCTGTGCTACGGCCACGCCACGGACGGGCGCACGACGCTGCGCACTGTATGCATGGTGTGCCGCCACGTGATGGTCGCCGGGCTGCCGGACTCGCCGACAAGCCACGGCCTGTGCGCCAATCGCGAGTGCACGAGGTTGGTCGAGGAGCCCGTCACGCCCGAGATGGTGCTGCGTCTGTCGCGCCTGACCGCGTTCGCGTGGGGCCGCTACCAGAGAGTACGCGGCTCGTGCGAGCGAGTGGTAGGTCGTGACGAAGCGAGCCTGTTCGCCGAGTACCGCCGCAGCGTCGAGCGCCTGGAGTGGGCAGTCGAGCGTATGGCCCGCTCACACGACGGCCCCGCAGCGCGGTCCGCGTCCAGAGGCGAGCCGTACGTCATCCATGTCGGCAGCCCCGGCGGCGTGGTCGCCGAGTACACGTACCCGACGTTCGCCGAGCTGCTCGCCGACATCGAGGTGGTCCGCACGATGCACCCGCCACCTCACCGAGCCCTGTCGTTCGGCAACTCCGACCGTGCGGACATGGACGATTGCGGGCTCACGGACGATGAGCTTGAGCTGCTGGAGGAGTGGCTGTGAGTAAGCACCTGGAGTGCCCGGAGCCGGGCGTGTATAGGGGCGTGGACTTTGGCGAGTATCTGCGTTGGGATGCGGCCTCGAACTCACAGCTCGGCATACTCGCCACCCACACGCCCGCGCACCTCAAGGCGTACCTCGACGAGCCCCCGAAGCCCACGAAGGCGCTCAAGGAGGGCCGGTCGCTGCACGCCGCCGTCTTGGAGCCCGAGGTCTTCCGCCGCGACTTCCGCACTGCTCAGCAGTGCGGCGCACAGACATCGAAGGGCGACCGCTGCAGCAAGCCAGGCAACTGGCCGACCAAGCGGAGCGCGTGGCTCTGCACGACGCACCTCCAAGCGGCTGAGCGCGCGGGTCAGGACCCCGGCATCGACGAGGACGTGGTCACGATGACCGGGTCCGAGTACGCGATGGTCACAGCCTGCCGGGACGCGATCCTCGGCCATCCGACGGCGGCGGGCTTTCTGCTCGTCGACGATGCCGAGACCGAGGTTAGCGTCGTCTGGGACGAGGAGGTCGCGCCCGGCGCGTACGTCCGGTGCAAAGGCCGTTGGGATCTGTATAGCAGCTCGCTCGGCACGGTCATGGACGTCAAGGGCGCCCGCGACGCGGGCGTGCGCCAATTCGCGCGCGACGCCTACAGGTACGGGTATTTCCGGCAGGCGGCGATGTATCTCTCGGCCGCGAAGACGCTTGGCTTGAGGATCGACCACTACGCGATTGTCGCGGTTGAGAAGACGCCGCCCTACGCACTCATGATCCACCGGATCACCGAGGACGCGATCGGGCACCTGCCCGAGCCGGGCGAGCCCGCATTTCACACGCTGCGTCACGTGCGCGCGCTGCTGCGCATCTACGCGCGATGCCGCGAGACGGACACTTGGCCCGGCTACCCTGAGCGGCCGCACGACCTGACGCTGGACGACTGGCAGTGGTCCGATATGGACATCCAGACACGCCGGCTCGAAGAGCACCTACACACCGACGATGAGGAGCAAGCCGCATGAGCACGCAGACCGCAGCAATAGACGAGTCGACGGCCAACGGAGGCGGCACCGCCGTAGCTGTGCGCAACGCGAATGACGCAGACCGCTCAATCGCCGCGTTCAGCTCGCAGGGCAACTTCGAGGCCGCGCAGAGGATGGCCAAGGCACTGTCATCGTCCTCGTTGGTGCCCAAAGACTATCAGGGCAATCTGCCGAACACGCTCATCGCCATGGAGCTCGCCAGCCGCGTCGGCGCCAGCGTGTTCATGGTCATGCAGAACCTGGACATCATTCACGGGCGCCCGTCGTGGCGGAGTCAATTCTTGATCGCCACGGTCAACAGCTCGGGCCGGTTCACGCCGCTCCGCTACGACTTCCAGGGCGAGGAGGGCTCGACGGATTGGGGTTGCCGCGCCGTCGCGAAGGATCGAGAGAGCGGTGAGGAGTGCGTCGGCCCGCTCGTGACCATGGAGATGGCCAAGGCCGAGGGCTGGGCCACGAAGAACGGCTCGAAGTGGAAGACGCTGCCCGGCCTCATGCTCCGCTACCGAGCCGCGACGTTCTGGACGCGCGTCTTCGCCCCCGAGCTGTCCATGGGGATGCACACCGCCGACGAGATCGAAGACACCGACGCTCGCTCCCGCCCGTCCGCTCAGGCCGACAAGCTCGGCGATGCGCTCGCCGGTGTCGTCCAGCAGGCGAAGGTCGTAGACGCCGATGGCGCTAACGAGCCCGCCTCCGACTCGCTCCTCGATTCCCTCGGCGAGCTCATGGCCAAGGCCCGCGAGGCCGACGTCATGACGGTGGAGCTGGAGGAGTCGGTCCAGGCCGCGCTGGAGACGGCGACAACGTCGGATGTGGTCGCCGCGAAGCAGAGACTCAGCAAGGCGCTGTTGGCCCATCAAGCCGAGGTGGATGCCTGATGACCGCCCGCTTCGAGCCCTACGTACTCGATCCCTACCGGCCGGACGGCGACGGGCGCGACGGCTGGCTGCTGCACACCACCTATCACCCCGGCTTCGTCGACGATCTGAAGAGTCGGTTGCGCCACGGTGACCGCGTGTGGCTACCTGATCCGACGACGGCATGGTGGATCGCGGCCGACAACTTCGACGTCGTCGCCCATATCGTCAGTCGCTATTTCGGCGCGTACGAGATCATCGACGCCGAGTCCGGCGAACTGGTGATCGTCGAGGCTGACGGTGGCCGGTACCGCCAGGAGAGCGCGCTATGACGCCTGAGTCCTGGTTGTTGCTCGGTGTCGGATTGGTCGGTGTCGCGCTCGTCGCGACCTACGATCACGGCCTGCGCGTGCGGCGCGACCGGCTGCGGTCGATGCTCGAGCGTGAGACAGATCGGCAGCGCGTGCAGGCGCTGGCCGAATCGAACGAGGCGGCGCACGAGATGAACATGCGCTACATCGAGGCGCAACGCGGTGGCATGATCGAGTCGCACCGGCTGTGGTTGGAGCGCCAGAGAGCGGTCGATGACGACGAGCCATGGAAGGGAGGCGCGCCATGATCGGCCGGTGGGATCCGAGCCGGCTCGCGAGCCTGGATCATCGGCCGGTGAGTCTCGATCGCGTCGCGCGGCGTGTGCTGATCGTCACCGGGCTCGTGATCGCCGCGTGGTGGATCTATGACGCGGGCCGGGCTCGTGAGGCTCAGCTCGCGCTCGATGCATACGACACCGCGCGCGCTCACCGCGACATGACGCAGCGCCTGCTCGTGGCGGGTGAGTACGCGCTGCATGTCGTCGCGCAGACCGACTCGGCCCTGCTAGATCGGCTGCAGGCGGTCCCGTACTTCGCGCCGAGGCGATGCGTCGTCGCGGAGGACGGACCGTGAAGAGCATCGCTGAATGCCGCCGCTGCGGGGCGATCCGGCCCGAGTTCGACGCGCGTGGCCTTGAGGACGTACTTCGCCAGGTCGAGGGCTACGATTTCGACAACCAGCGCCGCCGCAGGACGCTCCGCTTCCAGCTGCAATCGATGGAGCGCATCCGCGACGAGATCGTCATGACCCTGGACCACGAGGATGCCGAGCGGTGGATCATGGCGCTGGAGCCGCTGACGGAGCGGCTCGCGTGCGAGCTGGCTTTGCAGGAGGGGACGGGCACCATGGGTGCAATCTTCTCCGTGTTCACGGATCACAGGCGGATCCGCCTGTGATGTTGCTCGACCTGTTCGCTGGCCCCGGAGGGTGGTCGGAGGGGATGGCGTCACTCGGCTTGCGGGCCGTGGGCCTGGAGCTAGACGCCGACGCCTGCCGCACTCGGGTAGCCGCTGGACACATGACGGTGCGGACCGACGTCGCTGCATACCCGGCGGACGCGGTGGGCGAGTTGGGCGGACTCGTCGCCAGCCCGCCCTGCTTCCGGGGGGATACGCCCGTGCTGACGCGCCGTGGGGTGGTCCCCATCGCGGACGTACGGGCAGGGGACCTGGCGCTGACCCACCGAGGGCGCTGGCGTAGAGTGGTGCGGACCGGGAGCAAGGTGGCTCCCGTAGTCTCCATCAAGGGACAAGGGACCGCAGAGTTGGTTGCCACACCTGACCACCCCATCTGGACTCGGGACTACAAGAGGTGGCGTGGCGGTGGCCGCATTTGGAAGGAAATGTGGACGGAACCCGAGTGGGCCCCCGCCCAACGCTCCGCAGGCAGGCGGTGGGCGATGCCCACTGCGGTGCCAAGCGATACAGTGGAGTGGCCGGTGGACCCTTGGCTCGTTGGGAGGTGGTTGGCTGACGGATGGGCCGACTCGGATCGCGGGGAGGTGTGCTGGGCCATTGGCGACGACAAGCGCCAGGAGTTCGAGTCGCGCTGCTCGGGGGCGATTGCCTCAGAGCAGGATGGGTGCGCCAGGTACACGCTCTACGGAGTCTCGGAGATAGCCCGGTGGTTGATTAATGGGTTTGGGTGTGGGGCCGCAGACAAGACCATGCCGGCGTGGGCGCTCGGTGCCGATGAGGCTACCCGCAGCGCACTCCTTGATGGATATCTGGCGGGTGACGCGCACCGGATCGGGCCATCGGCCCACAAGGCGGTGACCGTTAGCAGGCTGTTGGCTTGTGGGGTGCGGTTGCTCGCCAACTCCCTGGGCCGTGATGTTAGCGAGGTACGCAACGACCCGCCCCCGACCAAGGAGATGTACGACGGTCGCGTTGTAAACCAGCGGCCATGGTACGCAATCACAATCCGGGGGCCGAATCCCAGAAGGCGCTATGTGCATCGGCGTGACGGACACGCCTGGATGCTCGTCCGAAGCGTGGAGGATGCCGGGGACGCCACGGTCTACGACTTAGAGGTGGAGGAGGACCACTCCTTTGTCGCGGACGGCATTGTCGTGCATAACTGTCAGCCATTCAGCATGGCCGGCAAACGCGAGGGCGACGAGGACCTGCCCCGCCTGCACTCGGCGATCGCCAGCGCACGAGACGGCTGGTGCGACGAGCTGCGGAACGGGCCGTGGTACGACGTTCGCACGCCGTTGATCTTGGAGCCGCTGCGTTGGGCACATCATTGTCGCCCGACTTGGATCGCGTGCGAGCAGGTGCCGCCGTGTCTGCCGATTTGGGAGCACATGGCCGACGTGCTCCGGTCGTGGGGCTATGACGCGATCGCGCTGAAACTGTGCTCTGCCGATTACGGTGTGCCCCAGACACGGCTTCGTGCGTTCCTGCTGGCGCACCGGGGCGGGGTCAGGGTCGCCGAACCGACGCACGCGGAGTGTCCCGAGCCGTGCCTGTTCGGCGAGCGGCTGCCGTGGGTGAGCATGGCTGAGGCGCTCGGGTGGACGCCCGGCTCGCGAGCGATGGATCCGCGCCAGAGCGAGAGAGCTAAGGCGCGCGTGGTGCCCGACACCGAACCCTCGCGCACGATATGCAGCGAGAAATTGGTGCGCGGCGTGGACCTGTGGCGGCTGCGGCATAACAATCAAGAGCGTGCGACCATCCGCGGTCTCGATGAACCCGCGGCCACAATCTTTACGGGCGACGCGAAGAACGACATCCGATGGACCCGCACCCGCCCCGCCACGACGGTCGTGAGATCATGCGGGCAAGGCAAGATCGCACCACCCGGGCACCACGACACAAGCACGTACGAGACGGACAGCGTCAAGGTCACGCTCGCCGAGGCCGCCGTGTTGCAAGGCTTCCGCCCCGACTATCCGTTCCAGGGATCGAAGACGAGCCGGTTTCGGCAGGTGGGCAACGCCGTGCCGCCGACGTGGGCGGCTCAGATCGTAGGTGCTCTGACGGCCGCCCCATGAACCGCCACGACCTCCCGGACCCGCACGAAACGACGCGGATGCTTTTCGAGGGGTTCATGTGATCCGCCTCACGATCCCTTGGGAGCACCTGGCATCGTCCAACCTCCGCAACAAGCGCAAGGGCGGTAGGGGCCATGCGTGGGCATACAAGGAGGCGCTGCACGCCATCGAACTGCACGCGCTGGATCAGTACCGTGGCGAGCGGCCAGCGTTTGCCGAGGGGTCGGTGCGCGCTTGGCTCGACTTCTACCCGCCGGACAACCGCAAGCGCGACGTGCTGAATATGCTCAAGGTCACGATGGACGGCATCGAGGGCGTGGCCTACACCGACGACTACCAGGTGAGCCACGTCACCGTACGCCGTCGGTGGGCAGACGCGACCAATCCCCGCGTCGAGATCACGCTGGAGACGTTCGGCGTGCTCGGGGAGGGGGCGTGATGAGCGCTCTGTGTGTGCTGGCGAGGGCGCTCGGTGTGCGCGAGGGCGGTGGCTGCCGATGTGCGGTGTGCGGGCCCTCCCACTTCGACGGGGCTGGGTCTACTCGGCGAGCGCTCGGGACGAACTTCACCGACTACGACCAGCTCGCCGACGCAGGCGCGGCAGAAGTATGTGCGGGGTGTGTGCGCCTCATGGCAGGCCGTCCGGGCGACGACCCACCCCCGCTCCGGACGGTATCGGTGCGCGTTGGCCCTGACGCCAGGCTGCGCGTGCTCGATCGTGAGGCGTGGTGGGCCATGTTGGTGGGCGACGACGAGGTGGCCGCATCGGGGGAGGTCCTATCGTGGGCTACATCGCGCAAGCGTCACCACTGGCTCCGCGCGGGCATTTCGACACCAAGGCGTTGGGCGGTCGGATCGGACGACGGCACGATTGTGTGGGTGCCCGACCCGTCCGTTCCCGCAGCCGTGCTCGCGCTACGTGAGATCGGGGCCACGAAGGGCGCGATCCTGTCCGGCCACTACCCGGTGCGCCTGACGTCCGAGCACCTGCCGACCATCGAGCGCGCCGAGGCCGAGATCGAGCCGCTACGCGGCCACCCGATCGTCGACCTGATCGTGTGGGCGGCGCCGACCATAGACCGCAGCGACCAACGACCCGCAGAGGAGAGTGAGATGATCGATCCCTTAGACGCGAGGGCCGCCGAGCTCATCGCGACGCTAGTGTGGGGCTCGGAGATGCGAGCCAACGACGGTAAGGTATTTTGGTCCGGCTATCTGCTGCGCCGGCTTCGGCGCTTCCGGCGCCTTCCGCTCGCGACGTGTGTCTCGCGACTGATCGCCGACTGCCGGGTCAGCGCGGGCGCGGCGAGTTCGGCTGTCTCGCTGCTAGGAGAGATGGACGCCGACCAGGTAACCGAGACCGAGCGCGCGCTGCGCGACCGCACCGACCTCATCCACGCGCTGGCGTTCGCTCGGATGGCCGAGTATCGCGCGGCACGCCGACCCCAAGAGCCGACATCATGATCGCCCGATTCCACCTGACCGCTCCGCTGTCGCACTCCGCGTTCGGCGCCGATGCCGGCAACGCGCTGCCCCTGCGGCGTATGCCGATCGTCAGCCTGCCCGGTTATCCGACCCTGCCGGTCGTGAGCGGCAACGCGATCCGCAACGGCGGCATCCGGCGTGCTCTGATGCGCGAATTATTCGGCGCGCTCGACATCGACCGCACGTCGTCGCTCGAATGGGATGCGATCTACGCTGCGCTCGCCAACGGTGGCACGATCCGGGCGGCCGAGAAAAAGCTAGACCCCGAGCGTGTGCGCTTGGTGCGCGAAGCGCTGCCTCCGCTGTCGGTGCTCGGCTCGGCGCTGTACACGTGGCTGCTCGCCGGGCACTGCTCGATCGGGATCGGTTGGCCGGTGTGCGCCGAGACGGTAGCGGCCGGACTCGTCGAGCCACGAGACGACGCGCCGCCGGCCGCCGAGATTGAGGGAGAGTACACCGAGTCGCGACTGCCCGATCGTGAGCACCAGGACCCGCAGTTGACGGGCGTCGGTGAGATGCCGACCTCGATCGAGGTCATCACGACGGGCACCGTCGTCGAGAGCCGTATCACGTTCGCGCCGCACGCGCCCGAGGTCGAGCGGAGCGCGGTCGCGCACGGTCTGACCCTGCTCACTTCGATCGGCGGCAAGGGCGCGCACGGGTTGGGATCGTTCCGGCTCGAACTCGCAGACGCCGACCCCGAGCCGTACCGCGCGTGGCTCGCGGACGAGTCGGCGCGATCTGCTGCCCGTGCGGCGATTCTCGCGCTGCCGGAGACATGGTAATATGTCGGTGCTGAGGGTGCGCGCGTACTTGTCTGCTCCGGTCGCGCTCTCCGAGCCGCTGCACCTCGACGCGATCGCAGCGTCGTGTGCGCCGGGCGTGCGCGGCCAGAGGCTCACGCGCACATGTGATGCGGCCGACATTGTGCGCCCCCGGTTGCCGATCGCGTCCGTGACGTGCGCGGGCCATGAGGTTTACGTGTGCTCGGCGGCCGAGGTCGCGCCCGACGCGCAACGGTCGCGGGAGCATCTGACGAGGCGCAGGGACGGCACGGATCTCGACTACCTGAGCGCGCCGGTCGACACGCGCAGCGGACCAGGACGCGATGTGATGCTGCCCGTCTCGGTCTGGCTGACGCCGTACGTAGAGTGGTGGGCGGTAGGTGATCGCAGAGGCGTCCGCAAGCTCGTGGAGCGCCGCACGACGCACGTCGGCGCGCTTCGGCGCCACGGCTACGGCGCTGTACGCGAGTGGGCGTTCGAGCGCATGGACGGCACGGACCCGATAGGCGTGTTAGTCACCTGCGGCAGGGCGAGGCGCAACCTCCCGACGGCGTGGTGCACCATGCCGGAGCTCGTCGAGCGTGTGCCCGTCTCACCGCCGTATTGGCACCCCAGCACTGTAGTCGACGGAGTGCTCGCCGGGCGCCACACCGACATTACCGACGACGTGCGCGGCAAGATGGCGGGCCTATGCTGATTGAGTCCCCCAGGCATCGACCGGGCGACATTGAGGCTTGGCGGCGCGTGTCGGCATCGGACCTTGCATGGGCGAGCCTCGCACGGTTCCGCGAGCGCGTCGAGGCGGCCGAGTTGGAGATTGTGCGCTTTGGCCGCGAGCCCTGCTATGCGTCGATTTCGTGGGGCAAGGACTCAACGGTGCTCGCTGACTTGGTGGCGCGTGTGGCCCCGCATGTGCCGTTGGTGTGGGTCAGGGTCGAGCCGATCGCTAACCCTGACTGCGTAGCGGTCCGGGACCGCTTCCTCGCGCTCTACCCGGACGCGAGCTACGACGAGATCACGGTCCGCTGCCGGGTCTATGCGGATGGCGCGCACGCGACCGGGACATTGGAGCGTGGGTTCCGTGAGGCTGCGCGTCGGCACGGCGACCGACGCATGACGGGCGTCCGCGGCGCCGAATCGGCGGGTCGCGAGCGTGGACGAAGGGCGCACGGGTCGGGCACGGACAAAGCACTTTCCCCGCTCATCGAGTGGTCGGCAGCCGACATTTGGGCGTATCTCGCCGGCCACGAGCTGCCGATACATCCGGCCTACGCGATGTCCATGGGCGGCGCGCTCAATAGGGACCGCATACGCGTCTCGTCGCTTGGCGGGCAGCGCGGCACCGGCATGGGCCGGCGCGATTGGGAGCGCACGTACTACGCAGATGTGTTGCGGGCGGCGGGTGAAATGCCATGAGCCCGACCCCGAATCGATGAGCGACGCCATCGTGCTCTATCTCGTACGTGCCCTCGGACTCGATCCATTGACCGACGTGGGCCAGGAGGTGGAGATCGCTGTCCGACTCGGCGCAGCTCGCCCCGACGCTACGCTCGATGATGTCGCGAGGCGAGTAGGCAGCAGCCGGGAGGCGCTCAAGAGCCGGTTCAAGCGACGGCGCTTACCGAGCCCGACCATGCTCCTGCGTTGGGGCCGCGTGCTCGCTGCTATGGCGCACTGGCGGGCGGGCGCGACGCTGGAAGAGACGGCGAGCGCCAAAGGATGGCGCGACGCGCCCACGATATCGAGTTGCGTGCGCAGGGCCTCCGGCATGTGGCCGACCGAATGGTCTGGGGACCTGCCACAACTCGCTCAGGCCCTGATCGAACAGTGGCAATCATGACGACGGTAATCGCGATGGAGACGAGGAATAAGCGGAGAGCTACTGGCATGAGCGCCGACACCAACCAACCACAGGAGGTAGCAATGTCTGACGATGTGAAGGGAGTCAACAAGGGCGCCGTCATGGTCACCACGGCCCACCGGGGGGTCTTTTTCGGATACATGGTCGAGGACGACGCCCCACGCACGGTCCGGCTGGACCGTGCGAGGATGTGCGTCATGTGGAGCACGGATGTTCGCGGAGTCCTAGGCCTAGCGTCACACGGCCCGAGCAACACCTGCCGCGTGACGCGAGCATTGGGTGACGTGACCACGCTCTACGACATCACGTCAGTCACCGCGTGTACGGCGGAGGCGGCGGCGGCGTGGGAACGCGGGCCATGGAGCTGACGCGCGAGCTGATTCACCGGGCGGCGATCAAGGGCGCATGCCTAGATGCGCTCACCGAAGTGTCCGTCGGTGACGATTTGATGCGACTACCGCCTATCTACCTGCGGTGGGTGGAGGATCACGATCTCCTGACACCCGGCGAGCGTGCGGATGTGGCTCCGGCCGGATTGCCCTTGGACTTGGCTTCCGGCTACGGCGACGGCTTCGGCTACGGCTACGGCTACGGCTACGGCTCCGGCGACGGCTACGGCTACGGCTACGGCTCCGGCTACGGCTCCGGCTACGGCTACGGCTACGGCTCCGGCGACGGCTACGGCTACGGCTACGGCTACGGCTACGGCGACGGCTTCGGCTACGGCTCCGGCTACGGCTCCGGCGACGGCTACGGCTACGGCTCCGGCGACGGCTACGGCTACGGCTACGGCTACGGCTACGGCGACGGCTACGGCTACGGCTACGGCTACGGCTACGGCGACGGCTTCGGCTACGGCTACGACGATCGACTAAGGCTGACGCTTTGGGGAGGTGAGCCTTGAGCACTGGAGCGATGCTGGAGAGCGGACTAGCGCACCACGCACGAAGAGCGTAGAATGAGTGGAGGTGGAGGCGGGTTGTGTCTGATCCACACGGGCCGCGTTCCGCGAGTCGAGGAAGGCGCCTTCATCGTCGCCCTCCCCGCCTGCCACCTCTTTCTCGCCCTATGAAGGAGGGTAACATGAAACGGATCTCCGAAGTCCTGGCCGAGCTCGCGTCTGACACGTCGGATCTACCCGACGATGTCCGCAAGGCGATCAAGAGAGCCACCCGGGTGCCGCATAATGGCTAAGTACAACGGCACGCGGGCGGCCCGCTTCTTTGCTCCACGCAATGGGCCGGCTCTCCCGAAGTCCAAACCCGTGTCGCCAAAGATGCGGGCCGACGTATATAAGCGTGACGGGGGCAGGTGTCGCGAGTGCGACCGCCCCCTTAAGCTGTTTGGTCCATACGCAGGGCACCCCGCCGTCGCAGAGATTGACCACATCATCCCCAGGTCACGAGGCGGGCGCACGCAGCCAGGGAATCTCCGTGCACTCTGCTGTCGCTGCAATCGCACGAAGTCCAACGCATGAGTTCACCGCGGTGGACCCCGGCATACGACCAACTTTTTCAGCCAGATCACCACCTGGCCGATGGCGCCGCCTGCCGTCGTTGGGCGTGGCTTGATCTCTGTCACATGGCCGCGTGGCGTGACTATACCCGGATTTTAGGGTCTACGGTCATCGACCTGAAGCGCGGCGAGGTCGTCGCGTCCATCCGCTATCTGGCCGATCGCTGGCGGTGGCCCACAAAGAAGGTCCGCATCTTCCTGGACATACTCCAACATCCCTCAATAGCGAAGTTGGAGACAGTGAGGGGCACGTCTAAGGGCACGGTCTATCGCATTGCTAAGTATGACACTTACGCCAATCCGGGGCACAGGTCGGGGCACAGTGAGGGGCAAGAGAGGGGCACAGGAGGGGCACAGGAGGGGCACAAAGAACAACAGTTAACATCCTTTGCATCACCACACACACCGCGCGAGGACCTTGACGATTTCACTGTCGCCAAGATCCGAGGGCTCTACGGATGGGACGGATCAGAAGGCACCGACCCCGTACTCGTCCAAGCCTTCACCGACCCCGGCGACCGCGACCGGTGTCTGTCGATAGCAATCGCACGGCTTGAGAGCGAGGAGGGTGAGTACCGAGCCAATTGGTTTCGTACGATCCTCACCAAGGTCGTCGAAGAGCAGAGCGAGAACGGACGCAGCAAGGGCCAGACCCCCGAGGGATGGGTCCGCTTGTGATCTCCGACATCCTTCGGTCCGGCGAGGCCATCGACTACGGCTCCTCGCTCATGGAACCGATCACGACCTACCTACCCACCGGACTTGCGGCGTGGGACGAAGCGTGTGACGAGACAGGCGGCATCGGGCTCGGCCATTGGTGGTACGTGGTAGTTGGTGGAGCGAGCAACGCCGGAAAGACGCAGGTGATGCTTCACCTTGCCCGCCGAGCTGCCGAGCACGATTTACGGCCCGGCGTGGTCACTATGGAGGTGCCCAAGCGTGGCCTACAGCGTCGTGTGTACGCGAACGTCACCTCTTTCGGGTACTACGATTTCCTGCCCCACAGGTGGCTAGACGGGGATCCCGTGGCGAAGACCAAGCTGCTCAAGGGCGAGCTCGAAAGGTACAGCCAGAACGGCGGCGGGATGCGGAGCATGTTGGTGCACGAGCACGAACGCCCACCTGACCTCGATGACATCATGGCCGCCTGTGAGCGGCTTAGGGACGAAGGCAGCGCCGTGATCTTTCTCGACCACCTCCAGCTCATCAAAGCGCCCGCCGATCAGATCAGCGACAGGGCGACCGAGATCAGCGAGGCCCTGCGTTGGTTCGCCCACGGCAACAAGATTCTGATTGTCGCGCTGTCCCAACTCAACCGCTATGCCAGCCGGGAGCGGGACAGGCGCCCGACGATGCACGACCTATGGGGCGGTACGGCGATCGAGAGCAACGCCAATCAGGTGATCCTACTAGACCACAGCAAACAGAGCCGCAACGCCAACGAACGCCACATACTTCGCACATGGCTCTACCTCGACAAGAACCGCGAAGGCCCGAACCGGATAGAGATCCCCGTCGAAGCCAACTTCCGGACCGGAGTGTGGCGTGAAGCCGAGCCAGACGAAGAGGGACTGTGGCCGACGTAACGCGCAGGTCGAGCACATCATGAGCGCCATGAAGCGCGCGCCACGGTGCCCGAAATGCGGCAAGGCGCCACCGATACGTCGCGCTACGACAGGCGATCCGGCGATCAGGATCACGCACCGGTGCGCTTGCGGCACGACGTACGAGATCGTGACCGACGATCTCGCGATCGAATCGGGCTTGACGTCCGCCATCGGAGGGGAGGGCCGCGAATGAGATAGAGAGCACGCAGGACCGTACAACCCCGCTCATAGGCCGTGTCGGCCTAGCGAGCATCCATCCGACAGAAGTGAGGACAAATCCGATGAAAACGATCACACTGCACGTCGTGGGTGAGTCGCCCCTGCTCATGCACTCGACCAAGGGCATGACGCGAGCCGGAAGCGCGAAGATGAAGGCAAAGAAGGTGCCTGACGCGAAGGAAGAAGCCGAGCTCGCCGCCTACCGCGACGATGATGGGCACCTGTTCGTACCGTGCATCTTCTTCCGCCAGGCGGCGGTCAGCGCGGGCAAGGGCCGCAAGATCGGCAAGCATTTCGCGACCACGCTCCTACGTGGCGCGCTGATCGACCCGGACCGTCGCGCGCTGTTGGTCGATCCTGGCACGGGCGAGGTCCTGACCGAGTACGAGATCGACGAGCGCGCCGTGGTGGTCGGCAAGGCCCGCGTGATGCGAGCGCGTCCGCGTCTCGATACGTGGGCGGCCGGTGTCACGCTCGACTACGACGACGACGTGCTCGACCCCGAGATCATCGCCGATGTCCTTGACACGGCAGGCACACGGGTTGGGGTCGGTGACTACCGTGTGGAAAAAGGCGGCTGGTTCGGTCGATTCCGCGTCGACAGCGTCAGCGTCGACAGCACCAGCTAGAGACACATTCCGCGGCCTGGCGCGGCAAGGCGTGGCATGGCGAGGCGAGGCGCGGCAAGGCGTGGCAAGGCGAGGCAAGGACGCCGAGGCCGGGCTTGGCTGGGCAAGGCGAGGCCTGGCCAGGCGCGGCAAGGCGAGGCAAGGACGCCATGGCGCGGCATGGCGAGGCAAGGCGAGGCTGGGCGAGGCGAGGCAAGGCAAGGACGCCAGGACCAGGTAGACCGAACAAGCACACAAGCACGGAGGAAACGACATGAGCACCGCGAAAGTACCGGCGGCGAGCCTGCTGTTGGACGAGAACCTGTACCCACGCCACAAGGTCGACGCGACCCATGTGGCGCACATCAGATCCGCTTTGCGGGCTGGCGAAGACCTGCCGCCCGTCGTGGCCGACCGCAAAAGCAAGAAAGTCACCGACGGGTTCCACCGCATCACGGGCCACCTCAAGGAGTTCGGTGACGACGCCGAGATCAAGGTCGAATGGCGCGAATACGACGGCGAGGCCGAGATGCTGCTCGACGCGATCCACATGAACAGCGGACACGGGCACAACCTCTCCCGCTATGACCGCGTGAGGTGCATCCAGCTCGCCGAAGAGTACCGCATCACCCCCGAACAGGTCGCCGCCGCGCTGCGATCGAGACCAGACGAAGTGCAGAAGCTGCGCGCCACCCGAACAGCGAAAGACAAGCACGGCATGGTCCCGATCAAGCAAGGGCTCGGGCACCTGGCGGGCAGGCGCATCACGAAGCGGCAAGCCGCCGGAATCGGCAGCTTCGGCGGCAAGCACCAAATGTGGTTCGTCAATCAGCTCATCCATCTCATCGAGCACGACCTGCTCGACACCGAGAACGAGGGGCTCATGGAACGTCTCGCCCAGCTAGCGGGTCTGCTAGAGACCATCGACGTGATGACGGCGGCCTGAAGGCCGCACACGTGGCGGGGCTGGGCAAGGACGCCGGGGCCTGGCGAGGCCTGGCAAGGCGGGGCGAGGCAAGGCGAGGCAAGGACGACAGGGCCTGGCCTGGCGGGGCGAGGCAAGGCGCGGCAAGGCGCGGCAAGGCAAGGCAAGGACGCCGTGGCGGGGCGGCCCTACGTTGACCGCAAGCGTCCTGACATAGTACCGTGAGGTGTGATGAGCGAGAACGGTAATAGCGGCCGTAATAGCGAGCCCTACTTGATCCCTCAGCCGCACGGCGGTGCTCTACTGTCTGGTGGCGTGCCGGGTCACGATGGGAGCAACGCCGGGCGTCGACCTTCGGAGGTCAAGAAGGCGCTCCGCAACATCGCCGCAGAGAGTTTGCCGAAGATACGAGAGTTCGCGCTCGGTCTGGTGCGCCAGACCGAGGAGCGCGAGGTCACGCTTACCTGCCCCAAATGCGAGCACGCCGTCAGCGCCAAGGTCGAGTTCGAGTTCGTCGGCCCACCGAAGGGTTCCGACCAAACCCGGGTGTGGGACATGCTGATGAAGCACGGGCTCGATGAAGCCGTAGACAAGTCGCTCGTCGATGAGGTGTGGGCCGCGATCGAGGCTCATGTGCCAGACGATTCCAGGGCGCCGCTGAAAGCCGAGATTAATCGTGTCATCGGGCGTAGGTTGGCGGAAGCGGTGCTGACATGAGCACCGAGCGTTTGTGATCGACTTTAACGAGGCGATCCAGGCCTACGTGGACTCTGGGGCATCCGGTCGCCGAGTAGGCGAGCCGGCGCCGGAGGAGTGGGAGGAGTGGGTTCGCACACTCTTTCCCAAGCACGTCACGCTCGAGTTCGCTGCGCATCACGAGGAGCTGTGGGAATGGGCGTGGAGCCTGGACGCGACGAGCCATCCGAGACCGCTCGTCGCTGTGTGGTCCAGAGACGGCGGGAAAACGACGAGTGTCGAGCTGGCGACCGCCATGCTCGGTATCACCGAGCGCCGACGCTACGCGTGGTACGTGACCGAGACGCAAAAAAAAGCGAACAACAACATCCGTAACCTCGGTGCTCTGCTGGAGAGCGCGGCGGTCGAGCGCCACTACCCAGCGCACGCTGATCGGCGACTGACCAAGTATGGTCATTCGAAGGGCTGGACGTCGGAACGGCTCATGACCTCGGGCGGCTTCACCGTCGACGCGATTGGGCTGGACACCGCTCAGCGCGGGCTCAAGGTCGAGGAGCAGCGACCTGACCTAATCATCCTCGATGATATCGACGGTCGCCATGACACGCTGGCCACGACAGCCAGGAAAGTACAGACGATCACACAGTCGATCTTGCCCGCCGGCAGCATGGACTGCGCGGTGATCGGGATACAGAATCTCGTCATCAAGGACGGGGTGTTCACACGCTTGGTCGATGGTCGAGCCGACTGGCTGGCTGACCGGATAGTGAGCGGCCCGCATCCGGCGATCCGTGGGCTGGAGTGGGAGTGGCGCGCCGAGTCCGATGACATACGTCGGCCGGTGATCATGGCGGGCGAAGCGACATGGACAGGCCAGGACATCGACGCGTGCCAACGTCTGATCTGGCGCATCGGCATTACCGCGTTCCTGCGCGAGTGCCAGCACCGGGTGAGAGAGCTGACCGAGGGCCTAGTGATCCAATTCCGGTCGGCGGAGAACCTACAGGAATGGACGGACGATGAGATCCGGTTGGCGTTGGCGGCTGGCAAGCTTCGACCGTTCGGTGGCATAGACTACGGGTACTGGCGGTTCAGCTTCCTGCTGCTCGCCGCAGATCGAGCGGGCAGGATCCACGTACTCGACGAGGTATTCAGCCAGCGTGAGGACCTGAGCGTGCGTGCTCAGCTCATCGATGCTATCCTGCAGCGGTACGGCATTGATGCGCTCCACGTTTACGGCGACCCGGCGAACCCGACGGACGCCGCTGAGCTCAACCGCGCGCTAGAGCGTGGTTGGGGCGAGCGCAACCCGACGTGGCGTGCGACGGCCGCGGTCAAGGATAAGGGCTCACGTAGGACCGGACCGGACAGGATCAACGATATGCTACGTCGTCGTGCGTTGCTCGTCAGGCGTGGGCTCGGAGGTAAGATGCAGTGGATGCTCGGGATGAACGCGGCGAGTTCCGGTGAGCCACAACGCGGTAGCCGGCTACTATGGGAGGTGGACAACTGGATGTATTCCGATCCGTTGGCGGGTCGAGCCCAAGGCAGTGACCCGGATGATGACACAGCGGACGGAGGGGATGCGGTAGCCGCCCTACGCTATGCCATCATGTCGGAACTCAAGGGCGCGGAGTATACTAAGCCCGAGCCGGAGAAGTCACGGAACGTCGATTACGGGTACGAGGATATGGCCGAGAAGGTGAAGCAGTTGCATGCGGTGCACGGTCTGTGAGCAACTACGGATCTGGTATGGGCTACAGCGGCACGGAGATGGACGCGCTCGCGTTGCGCTGGGACTCGATGGACAAACCGATCCGCGAAGAGCTTTGGGAGCGCATGAGCATCCGCGAGCGCAAGCTGCTGAAGCGCAAGCTCACGCAGATCGACGAGCGCAAACTCCACGCGGGTGAGAGCTTCGTCACGAAGCGCGAGTTGGCCGGCTATTTTGGCGTCTACACCGAGACGAAGCTGATGTCGATAGCCGCCAATCTCGACGAGGTGACGGCGGTCGTGGAGTTCTTGTCGTTGCCGTTCTACAGGCGCTGGTGGCTGAGCGCGCGGACTATCGCGAGCCGGGCAGCGAGTGCACTTATCATGTGGCTGGAAGCTCGGGGCGTACGCTTCGTCCAGCTCAAGGGGCGCAAGGCCCAAGAGGCAGACGATGGAGAAGACGGTGGAGAAGACGGTGGAGTACACGATCACGTGCGAGCACGCCGAGGTTCGGCTGAGGCACCTGGAGAGGCTGATCGCGAACTTCGAGGCCAAGCTGAGGGGGATCGGGTACCGGAAGGTGGCGGCGAACCTGACGGGTCTGCCGGCTCCGACGTGGAGCGGCGGGCCAGCAGCAGCTGACACGACGTTGGTGTCGGACTATCTCGAGCACACCGGCGGGGGATGGTACGACGTGTATGTCGCCTCGGAAAAGGTCGGTCGGGCCAAGGGCAAGGACGCGGCCGAAGACCTGCTCAACGAGGCGTTGGGCGTGTGACGGACGAGCGGCACGTCGTGACCGGCATGGTCATCGGCTACTGGTTCACACGCGGTGAGGAAGCGGCACGACGGCTCAGCGATCACGGCGTGCGGGCAAAGTGCGAGGTGCGCATGAGCGAGGCGGGTGTAGGCTCAGACGAGCACCGGCTCGTGTCGGTGATCCACTTCGAGATGGGCACATTCGGCAAGATCCTGATGGCCGAGATGATCGCCGACGCGCTGGACGCCGAGTCGAGCGAGCACGGGGCCAGAAAAGCGGCCGCAGGCGACTGATGGTGTGGCCGTGGGTCAGCCGGTTGGCGTACTCACATGTCGTCGACGAGCGCGATCGCCTCCGGGCGCAGGTCGATGAGTTGATCGACAACAGCGTGCGCTTATCTAGGCGTCAACTGGACATGCCCGAGACGCCTAAGCCCATACCGGCCCCCGAGCAGGCGCCTCAGATCCCTGACGACATGGAGGAGATGATCGGCTACTTCGAGAGCGAGGCCGTACGGGTCGGGCTAAGGGAGCAGCTGAGGACGAGGATGAGCGATCCTCGGGAGACATGGGACAATCTACGGCGTGAACTCAAGCGCCAGCTTGGGCCGGTCGAGTCTGAGGAGCAGGTAGTGTGATGGACACAGCCGCGTCGGTCGCCCATATTTAGGGCCGTGCCAGACATCATCCCTCTCCGTGACGATTCGACCGTTGTCGGTTTACCGGATCCAGCCGACAGTCGACGCGAAGCGCGCGCGTCGGTAGCCGAACAGGCGCGTCTGGCGGCCGAGACCCGTGACCTGCATTGGCGCGGCCTGAGGTCGAGACGGCACCGTGATCTGACGGCAGAGAAGTACTTGCTGCATGTCGACGGCGAAGGCTTCAGCCAGTGGCTTGACGTCTTCCGTGGCACCAAGCTGAGGGTCAGCCCGAACCTGAGCGGTGTACCGCGGACTCAGAACAACCAGATGCGTCCGATCTTGGACAACTTCGTCGCGCATCTGACGACGCAACCATTTCAGTTCGTGGTCGAGCCGAAGCTCGACCGTAAAGCGAAGACGTCCGCGATCGTCGACCAGGCGATCATCAACGCCGACGTCAGGCGCATGAACTGGAACGCGTTGTGGGCCGAGGCGAAATACATGGCAGCCTGCGCGGGCTTCTGTCCCGTGCACGCCATGTGCCGGCAAGAGCGTACGCACCCGTACGAGGGCGTCCTCGCTCAGCATCCTGATCAGGCCCAGCATCCTGCTGGGCAGCAACCTCAGCAAGGCGGCCCGGGACCGATCACGATCGACGGTTGGGTCGGCAACCCATTCGATACGTTTTTCAATTCGGGCGCACGACTCAACTCACTGCATCGTGCGACCTACGGCCGGGTGCTGCCCGCTGATCTGGTGAGGCGCACGTTCGGTCGCGAAGACGTGTACGGCAATGACCGGCTGCCATCGGCTTCGACGTATCAGCGGATCGTACAGCGCTGGGCATTCGTCGGCGGGTTCGTGCACGGCACGGGCGGCATGAGCCTCGGTTGGGGTCACGAAGAGTTGATCGGGCTCATCTACGATGAGGTCCTACCGGGCACGCATCCGGACTATCCAGACGGGATGCTCCGGATCATCTGTCTGAACGGTCTCGCTGCCACCCAGCGAGAGGACGCGCGTGGCGGGCTCGGCGAGCCGATCCTACTGTGGGAGGGTCCGCTACCAGGCAAGCGGTTCAGTTTCGTCAACGTCTACAGTCACCACCGCTTCGATGATATCCACGGCAAGCCGTACGTGGCCGATATCGACGACGACCAGATCGAACTCAATCAACTCGAAAGCCTGTTCGACGATTTCGTACGGCGCGCGACGCGTCCGCCGCTCGCGAGTTCGGGCGGCGTCAACGTCGAGACGGCCGGCTACATGGGTGACACGATCCTCGAGACGACCCCCTCGCTGCACGGTGGCCAAGTCGAGCTTCGGTATCTGGAATATCCTGCTCGTCACATGCAATTCCTGGCGAACAAGATCGAGCGTGTAGCTGACGGGATGTATCGCAAGGCAGGCTGGCAGGCTAGTTCGCGTGGCGAGACGGCAGGCGAGAGCGGTAAAGCGATCATCGCGCTGCAGCAGGCCGACGATTCGATTTTCGGTCCGATCACGCAACGCACTCGCGAAGAGGTCGAAGCGTACTGCGATCTCGTGTGGCGACTGCGCAAGGACTACATGGACGTGCCGATGGTGCTCGACAACGTCGGCGCCGAGCTCGCGCATCACGCCGCTGGCTACGTCGATCGTACGATGATGAGCGAGCGGCCGCCGGTATTTACGCTCGTCTCTGCGTTCGGTACATCAACCGAAGCCAAGGCCCAGCAGCTACTCAACATGTACGGCATGGTCGACGCGAAGGGCGAGCAACTGATCGGTACCAGGGAGCTTAGGAAGCTCTGGCCGGACAATTCGCTGTTCGTCGATTCCGACGATCCCCAGGAGGTGCGCGAGCGTCGACCGACGGTCGTCAATGAGTTGATCCGTCAAGAGGCCAAGAAGGTCACTGAGCAGTTCCGCCAGAACTACCAGCAGTGGCAACCATCGATGGCGGATCGCCATACTGCGATGATGGGCGAATATGTCGCGATGGTCATCGATTCGATGGAGCCGTCGATGATGGACGACGACTTGCTCGCCAATATCGAGACACTATCGATTATCACGCAGGAACCGACCGAGGATCCGGTCGCTCGCCGGGCGGCGATGGTCAGACAGGGCCAATACTGGCAATGGCTCGCCGAGCAGCAGGCCGCCCGGTCCCGACCTCCAGAGGACACCGAGAACGGTGGCGAATCTCGCTCCCGGTCCGGTGCGCCTTCGACCACCGCGGCGTTCGACCCAGCCCAACCGGGTACGGCGAGTGCGGCCTCTATGATCCAAGCCGATCGTAACTTCGAGGAGCAGATCGCGTGAGTGACAACGACAGTGCGGTAGCGGCAACGGAAGCTGCACCTACCGAGCAACCTCCAAGCGCTGAGCCCTCCGAGGACCCAGCACAACCGAGTGGAGCGACCGAGGCCCCGAGCACGGCGGAAGACGGTCCGCGGGTCAGCCCGCGTACCAAGCAGCGCCGTAAGACGCTCGAACGGGCGGCATCGATCAGCGAGAAGGCCGAAGCCGCCCGCAAACGTGCCATGGAGCAGCCCCGCGAGGAGCCGGGCACCACGACCGATGAGGGCGCCTCAGCCGGCGGTCGCTTCAAGGCGGACACAGAAGACGCAGAAGGCTCAGCCAAGTCCGAGGCGATCGCTGAGCCTGAGCCCGAACCCGAAGCCGCTGCTGGTGATGAGCCGCCAGCGGAAGCCTCGGCCCAAGAAGATTCCGAGACCGGGGCGCCCGAGCCTCCGTCTGGTACCGACACCGTCCGCATCCCTTTACCCGAGGACCACCCCTACCGCGCACGTGGCATCACCGAATGGGAAGCCCCGAAAGAGCGCGAGACGGAAGTCCGCGGGATGCTCAACGCCGTGGCCGAGCGTCACCAGTTGCGCCAACAGCTTGAGCGCGAACGTGAACAGGCAGCCGTGCTCCAGGCCAGACTCAAGGCATCGGAGTCCGATCTGCCGTACAAGCCGACCCCGCGCCTAGAACACCTGCTCAGCGACATCGAGCAGAACTACAGTCCGGAAGAGGCCGAGTTGATCAAGCGCGGTCTCGATAGCCTGAACGAACGCACGCTGACCTCTGCCGAAATGCAGGCTCGCCAGCAGGTCATCGAACGCAGGCAGGGCGAAGAGTTCTACACGGGTGTGCATTCGGAGGCCGCGCAGCGGTTCCCGGAGTGGGCATCGAGAGGTGTGCTGACTCGCTATATGGACTCCGCGATACGTCAGTGGGGCCGCATCGTCGACGCCGAGAACGCCAAGCGGGCTCAGCAAGGTCATAGGCCGATGGGTCTCGACCAAGCCGAGTTCTTCCGTTGGGCGTCTCAGAAGTATGTCGCCGATCCAGGCGTGGTCAGCACAATGCAGGCGCGTCAGCAGAGCGAGCGCGAAGCGGAACGGGAGAAGATCCGGGCCGAAGAGCGCTCAAGCCTTGAAGCGGCCGAGAGGAAGAAGCTGGCCGAGGCGGCCGAGCGTCATAACACGCTACCGCCCGCTACATCGGGCGTCGCAAGCTCTGGGAAGGTATCGGACCAAGTAGAGGCCGCCGAGGCGCGCGACCCGAAAACGAGATCAGAGCGCAGGCGAGCGATCAGAGAACGCTACGCCGGGCGCTAACGACTACAGGAGTGAACAATCATGGCTTTGGGATCACAGGCATCGAACGTCGATGGCCTGACTGATATCACGGGCCTCGTACACGAGATTTTCGTGGGCAGGTGGGAGTCACCGACGGCTCAGATGTACATGAACGCGCAAGAGGGCGATTACCGTTACGACGGTGAAAGCTTGAACGGCGCGACCGATCTACTGCGTCCGCACGGCGCGGTCGCATCGGACGGTAAGCTGCCCGACGCCGCGCACACCGATGCGGCCAATTGGCAGACGACCCCGATCCGGCGGTACGTGAGACGTGCCGTCGACAACTTCGTCGAATCGGCTGCAGTACGCGGTCCCGGTTCGTTCGCGGATCTGTCCACCCGTCTGTTCGATCAGATGTGGGGCGCGTTCCGGCTCATGGAGATCCGTCACGCGATCGGTGGAAGTGACGGCATCCTCTGTCTGTGCAGCTCGCGGACGGACGCCGATACGTGGGTCGCGAAGGACGGCTACAACCACACGGGCACGAGCCCGCTCATGCTGATCGATGAGGGCATGGTGCTCACGCACCACTCAACGGACGGTGGAGCAGCGGAGGGCGCGGCCGCGGTCGACACGATCACGTATTCGTCCAACACGGTGAACATGGTGAGCGGAGGCAACTGGGAGCAGACGGCCCAGATCGCGGCCAACGACATCGTGTGTGCAGCGACCACGACGGACGAGACGGCCGACTACTTCATCAGCGAGAACAACCTCGCGAAGAACGGCCAGGCCGACATCATCGATCCGGACGGCAACCTGACGACGGTCTTCAACGTCGCCGAAGGGACTTTCGCGCGTTGGAAGCCGTACAGGAAGGCGAGCGGCACGTTCGATCACATCGAGATCACCGAGTTCATGCAGCAGCTCGCAGCGAAGAGCACGTATTCGGTCACACCCGATAGCCACACGGCAGTCGTGAGCGGTGGCGTGTACGCCGAACTCGCACGGAGCCTCGAAGGATTCCAGCAGCAGATGCAGCTCGGTAAGTCCTTCGAAGGCGGCTATCAGTCGGTTAGGATCGCGAATCACGATATCGTGGTCGACGACTACCAGCTGCACGACGTCATGAGCTGCTACTGCACCGAGGACCTCTACACGGTCAGCCTCGTCGAAGCCGGATATTTCGACGAAGACGGCTCCATGTACGATCGTATCAGTGATTTTGACGGGAAGTCCTGGTTCGTTCGTGACTACTGCAATTCGTTCTCGCCTGTGCGTAACCGCATGGGAGCGTTGACGGGAATCAGCACTCCGAACGTCAACCCTGACGACTACTCTCCAACGCCTGATTATTGAGTCACATGGGGACTACTACTGCGGCTCATCTCGTTGTACATTATGGGATTACGTGGATTCCCATAATGGAGGTGTGTCATGGAGCGGTGGTTCCCCGTGGATCAATGGCCGTACGAAGTGAGCGACATGGGGCGGGTGCGCCGGAGCGAACCAGCTTCGGGCACCCGCCCCGGCCTCGTGCTGAAGACGAGCAAGAGCAACACCGGGTATATGCGGGTGCATCTCAGCAGGGACGGGACGCCACGCAAGTTCCTGGTGGCACGGCTGGTCGCAGAAGCGTTCGTGCCACGGCGGCGCGGCGCGCCATTCGTCAACCACAAGAATGGCGACAAGACCGACAACCGAGCCGAGAACCTCGAGTGGGTCACGCGTTCGGAGAACCAACTGCACGCCTACGACACCGGCCTACAGCTCTCTGGCGAGGCCGCTGGCCGTGCCAAGCTGACGTTGGAGCATGTGAAGGAAATCGTGCGGCGCCACGCTGCGGGGGAGAGCCAGACGGCGCTCGCCAAGGAGTACCCAGTCAACCAGAGCATGATTTCCAAGATCGTGCGTGGCGAGTACTGGGCGCGGGAGCTGGCCGATGAGTTTGAGTTGGTCGACGCCTACGGGCTCGATGCAGGTGGCCGGGTTCGCTGGCAGCGCAAGCTCATACCTAAGCGCCACGTCGAGTAACCGGGGGAAGCCTCGGGGCGGCAATAGCCGGGAATCGACCTAGCTGGGTGGGTCTGCATGAGGCGGATCCAGACACCCGAACGGAGACAGTGAGATGGCACGCAGGGTACTCAGGGACAGGCTGAAGTTGGCGCTGAAGAGCGCATCGCTCACCGACGAGCTGCTCGGCTGGTTGGTTCCCACGACCGGGTCGGTGTTCTACGTCGACTCGGTCACCGGTGACGACGACGATACGGGCCTGAGCCCGCAGTCTGCTGTCGCGACGCTGAACGTTGCGATCGCTAAGTGCACGGCCAACAAAGGCGACGTGATCTACGTCATGCCGGGCCACAACGAGGTCGCGACGGCGATCGATCTCGACGTGGCAGGTATCAGCGTGATCGGGCTGGGCAACGGAGTTGACAGGCCGCGGTTCGACTACGACGCGACGACCGACCTGATCAGCATCGGCGCGAACGGTGTCCGGCTGAGCAATGTGACGCTACTGCCTTCGGTGGCAGTGGTCGCCATCGGAATCGACGTTGAGGCGGCGGTGACCGATACGCTGCTTGAGGACATCGAGTTTCTGCCGGGTGAGGCGGGTGACGGGACCGATGAGTTCGTGCTCGGGATCGACGTCAAGGCCGGTTGCTCGCGCACGCGCATCCGGGGTCTCAGGTACCGGCATCACGCGTCAGCGAACGGAGCGGCCTCGGCTGTGAAGTTCACGGGTGCGTCGGACGACTGCACGGTCGAGGATTTTGACATCTGGATCACGGGCGCGGCTGCGGTTGCCGGCATCAACGGCGACACGACGCTGTCGACCAGGCTGACGATTCGCGACGGTCGGATCGCGTCGGATGCCGAGCCGGGCATTGAGCTGCTGACCGGCACGACCGGCATCATCGAGGATGTCAGGATCTTCAGCGATCTCGCGACCATCGACGCGGCGATCGTGGCCGACGGGATGGCCGCGTTCGATTGCAAGTATGTCGAAGTCGGCGGCGAAGCCGGTACGCTCATCTTCACTGAGAGCGTTGATGATTGAGCGTCATCGTCACCGAGCGCGGGTACTCTGATTCATGCGTCGGGCGAGTTCTTCAGCTCAAGGTGTGGGCGCCCGGCCACCCTGTGCTCGGTTTCTGCGAGGTCTGGCGCGCGTTCACCGACGCCTATCCGGGTCGGTGGGCGCTCCAGGTCTTCCCGCCGGCAGACTCATTCGTCGACGGCAAGAACGTCTATCATCTTTGGGTCTTGGACTCGGAGCCGGAAGGACTCAACCTCAGATGACATGCTGAGTGCCGGCGTCCGTCCTCGGTTCCGTGTCGGTCGCGACACGCGGCGTACGGCGCCGGTGGATATGCGTGACGGCGTCGAGCTGTGGGCACGAAAGCACGGACGTGCGGCCGACGTGAAGTGGTACGGCGCGCCCATGAACTGTTGGGCGGTCGTGCTTGGGTTCAGGGCCGGCGATCCTCGGCTGGCGCAGGGTGAGTCAGCTGAGCCGGTATTTTTGCACGAATGGCGTAGCGCCGGCTGGTGGGCCGAGCATGATCCACGAGGTGCACGTCGGCATCACCGGACGAACCGGATCATGGGCGCATATAAGGCGTTCGAGCTCGACGAGCTCGGCCTGAGCGGCATAATCGAGATCCTCGATCGCGGCGACCTACAGTCAGGTCGTGGCGAGTTCCGTAGTGCGGCCGAGGCTGGCAGGCAGTCGGTCGAGACGTTCCGCACTGCCAAGCACAGACGTCGAAGAGCGGCACGCGATGAGTCGGAGCACCGTGCGAAATTCGATCGCAGGAAGTTCCTGAAGATCCCATTGATCGGGGTGGGCATAGAATTCAGGTCCCCGGACAACTCGAGCACCTCCAGCAAGGACACGTAACACCATGCCAGGATCACAGGCTGCTGTACTCAAGCAGACACCGAACAAAGTCGAGCCGAAGCTGATCCCACCTCGTGGCGCGAAGCCGGTAGGCGTGTACGATGACGGGTCAGTGACCGGAGCGATCATCTACGAGATGGAGGTCATCGACTTCGACGCGATGAAGAAAGCGAAGAAGCACATCAAGGATCCGGCTACGGGCGCACCGCTGTACCGGCGCAACAACGCGGGTCAGCCGATCGTGCCGATCCTCAGGCTGCCGAAGCCGATCAAGCGCAAGAAGCGGTTCGTTCTGCGCGCGTACAAGAGCGGTCAAGTCAAGATGCTCGAGCGGTTCCGGCCGAACGAGGAGAAGACGGCCAGGCGTGAGGAGAACGAGCGCGTGGAAGCGTTCAGCGCGGACCTCGCCCGTGAAGCGATCCGTAGGGGCTTCGACAACGCCGCCGACATGATGACCGCGCTACTCGGTGGCGCGGCGGACGGCGATCTCGCCGAGACAGTAGCCGCAGCTGACTCACTCGTGGCTGATCCGGACGCTCTGTTCGACGACGAACCCGAGTTCGACGACGCTCCTGTCGGCGACCTGACCGTCGAAGCGGATCCGGCGTTCGACGCCGATGCGTTCAACGAGGCGAAGGACGTAGCCAGCGCCGACGAAGGTCGCTGCACGGCCACGACCAACTCGGGCGAGCGCTGCAAGCGTGACGTTGTTGGTGACACGACGCTGTGCGGCGTGCACAAGGAGTGATCAAGACTATCGACCTCTGAAGTTGCAGTTGTGGGACCCCGGAAGTGGGCAGGGCAGGAGCAGGAGCAGGAGACATACCACCACCAAAGGAGTGACAGATGGGCTACGAAGACAGAAAGATTCAGGGCCGGACCGGGTTCTTGGACCGCTACCTCGATGACGGCAACTTCATGTCGCCGGCGCTAGGTCGTGGTGGTGCGTTGGTCGTCAGCGACCTCATCGGCGAGGCCACGCTACGCGGTCGTACCTTCCACGCCCAACAGGGCGACGCGGCGACGCTCGTCGATTTCGTCGAGACGGCCTACGACGAGGACCAGCCGCAATTCGCGCTTCGGGTGCCGACGGGTGTGACCGTGATCCCTCTGTCCCTGATCGTCACCATGCAGGATCAGGCGGGCACGGACAACCACATCGTGTGGAGCACGGCGACCAACGACATCGGCAACGGCACGTCGACGGGTCTGACCGTCACGCCGATGCGTACGGATCAGCCGCACCAGAGCCAGTGCACAGCCAGGAGTTTGTACACGGCCAACGCGACGGCCGCGACGGGTCTGATCGAGTTCGCCCGGTTCGTTGATCCGTTCGCGGCGGCATCGACCGCCCCGCGTCCGCGCTACGCGTGGAACATCCGCGAAGCGGCGGCGATCCCCGTACTCGTCGGTCCTGCGACGCTCCAGGCCCACATCGTGGCCACGACGGACGGCCCGCAAGGCTTCGGTGAGTACGTGTGGCTCGAGGCGCCGACGCCGAATCTCGTGAAGGCCGCGTAGCGACCGGGGTAGGGGGCGAGGGCCGTGCTCTCGTCCCCTGACCGGGTGAACCAGAGATGAGCGTACTGACCGACCGCGCGAGTCTGCTTGACGAGTTCTTCCGGCTCGTCGACGCTTCAGCGTCTGACGCCGATCTGATCGAGCACGACACGACGACAGGTGACAGCTACTACCAACTGCTGCAGAGTGGCTACTCCGATGCTCAGGATTACCTGATCGAGGTCGGTGTCACCGAGCGGTGGGCGAAAACGACGACCGCGCTCAGTTTCACCGGCACGTTCCCGGATCGTTACGTCGCGATGCCGTCGGATTTCCTCAGGCTCGACGGTGATGAGTACCGGACAGGTCTCAGGGCCGGCAAGATTAGCTGGGGTCGGGAGGTGCCCTACCGGAAACGCTTCGAGTATATCGGCAACGGCTTCTACCTGCGCGGCAACGAAGCGGCATCGGGCTTAGAAGGCGAGTGGCGGCTGCATCTAACCGACGGTGCCGCACCGACGGCTAACCTGGTCGCTGATTACATTTACCGCGTGCCCGCGCTCGCGGACTCAACGACGGTCGATTTCCCCGCCGAGGACCGTCAGCTGATCGTCGCGTTCGCCGCCGTACGCGCGATGCGTCAGCCGTGGTTCAGCGGCACGCCTGAGGACAAGGTCGAGCTTGTCGCTAACATGGAGCATCTCAAGCGTCAGGCGTTCACGCGCCAGCGACCGACACGCACGTCGAAGAAGATTCGGGTTCGTCCGATCCTCGGCGATCGGTGGATCGTGTGAAGGCCACCCTGAAGCGCCTGGCAGCGCTCACAGCGCCGACACTCGCCTTGGAGGCGTGGAACGTCACACGCGAGCACCGTGACCGCCTGAAAGCCGCTGCTTCCGCCGCGGCGAAAGCGTTTCCGGACCATGTCCGAGACGTAATGGCCGAGAAGCGATCCAAGCGTCATCGCGAGGCGTCCGAATGAGCCCGATCGAGCGATGGGATCCTCGTACAGGTGAGATGACGGAGAGACGGTCCTACGTACCGGCGATCGCCTCTACCTCCGCCGCTCTGATGTTTGGAGCGGTGGCGTTCTGGATGGGCGCTGGTGGTGGTAGTGATGTGCCGGGCGGACCTCCCACGTTGCCGACCCAGGCGATCGGGCCGCCTAACGCGCCGGTGATTACGGCGGTAACGCCGATCATTGATTCGG